AGGATTCTTATCGCAAAATCTAAAAAATTTTAACTCAAGCCCGGACCTATAAACGGCTTTACTCCCAATAAATTTATCGGGATTATTTGGAGTAAAAATACCCTGTCTCCATTTACTCATCCTACAAAGAATAGTGGAGGGTCTGCATCTCCTAACCCTGGTGCTGAACCAGCAAGTAACTTTTCTTCTAATTCAGCTTTTCTTGCTTCGCCTTTTTCTAGCATATCATAATTTAATGCACCGCCTCCTAGCAAGGCAACATTACCAAACTTACCTCGTACACGCCCTATAGTTATCATAGATAACGCTAGAGCGTATTCATAAATCCACTGCTCCATAATTACAGATCTAATAGGTTGTTCTAGATAACACCCTAACACACCGTAAAATCTATCTCCACCAGGCTGAGGATACATTTGCATGTATTGTGTTCTCGGATCAAATTTTATATCACGTCGTATAGCTAGCATTTTTTCCCGGGTATCTATCCACTCTTTTAATGTATACCAAGAAACAAGATCAAAGCCATAGTTACCTAATGCATAACTAAAATATGTTTGCTGCGCTAACGTTTGTTCTAATGTAAACAATGTATTGATACCGGTAGTAGAACCTTCTTCAAAATCAATAACATCAACAACTTTTCTATAATCCATTATATCATAGTCATATACATTTTGATAAAATACTGCATCAGATGCAGATCCTTCGAAAGTAAGTGTATTACGCTGGTTTTCAGTAAAAGAAGAACTAAGTCCTAACACACTCAGTGAGAGTTGTGGTCTTTCTAATTCATCATAAGCAGTAATTTGTGAATATATTGAATCATCAAATAATTCGAACTGAGCTATGCCTCCACCGGCAGAAGGAGAAGCAAACGTCGCTGATAAAGCTGAAGAAGAAACAAAATCTGAAGAAAGTATTGATGACGTACATACAAATATAGACTCCGGAGTACTGCCATAAAATTCCGGACCAGGTCCTAAGGGATTAGTTCCAGCTGTTTTTTGTGCATTTGTATCTAAGTCGGTATTTGCTAAAGTATATAATAAATCTAATCGAATACCTTTATTGGTTTCGTACATTGCCGAATCAAAAATTAAGTATTCTCTTGTATAACCAGCATACTTTGTAAAATATTCAACCGCTATTTGAATGTTTTCGCGAAGTTGATCTGTATGTATTTCTAAGCTAACTAATGGGTAACCTAACGATCTTTTTATTCTATCACCGAGTCTATCGTAAGTTTCAATTTTACTATTTAAATTTGTCGATAAGAAAGCTGAAAGAGGTTGAATATTGCATGCAAGTGCCATAAAAATATTTATTCGCGAATAAATAATTTATATGTCAGCAGAAACAAATTACCCAACATCCAATACAGGGAGTGAATATTTTAATTTAAATGAATGTCATTCATTTGAATGTACACACGGTGGAACTGCTATTTTCCCGCTGTCAACTCAACCAGCTTCACAAGTAACAATTTATAATTTAACGACAGTAGATCTTTATATATATGATAAAAATTCGCGACGTCCCGGGACCACACCAGATGATAATAAACGTATATTAATTAAAGCTGCAGCTGCAGCTACACCGTTACAAGGTATTACGTTTATGGGACTTACAAATGCTGATGAAATTTCAGCTAAACACGCCTCAGCAGTTGCCGTAGCTAATCCGCTCTATTACAGAACTCAGTTCTTTAGCAACAACCCGTCGCGTTAAACTTCAGCGGTCTCTTCTGCATCAACTTCGGTTTCAGCAGCTACCTCAACTTCTTCCCCACCTACGTCAGCAGGTCCGCCTCCGAACTCAGGTATATCACCAGCGCCCATTGCGCCTCCACCAACACCTCCGCCTTCGCCGCCAACAGCCGCATCTGCTTCACCAACTTCACCCGCAATTGCCATCTCTTTCCACGCCGGGCCAGCGGCTTGAATCTGGCCAAGCTCCCACGTAAGCTCAGCATCTTTTCTAAGAAATTCTCTATTAGCTAATATGTCTCTATCCTTCCATCCAAGATATTTTTTCTGTGCATATGTAGCAGAAACAAATTCACTACTAGCTAAATCATTATAGTTTCTTTGCTTTAATTCAAGTCTTTGATTTTCTCTAAGCTCATAAAAATTAGTTGGAACATTAAACTCAACTTCAAGATTCTGTTCGTTAAGTTCCAATTTTTCAAATATACCCATTAGTGTTAAATGGGTAATAAATCCTTTTTTGAGACCAGCTGCAAATCTTTGTTGCTGCCTCATAACAAATCTTGCAAATTTTAATTCTTCGCGAAGAATTGTTGACCCATCTGCTGATGCTTGGTCGGTAGGGTCTAATCTTGTTGATGGTACTTTAAGAGACCTATATAGTTTCTTAATAAAATACATTAAGTCTGCTAACTCACCTAAGTTATCACCACCGGGTAGCTGTGTAACTGATGTACCTTCAGATCCTTGTCTCTTAGCAAACCAAAAAGCATCGAGCATTGATTGTGGATTAAACTTTTTAACAACATCATTCTGATCTAAATCAAACGTTTTTCTTGACCAATAATTCTGTATAAGCTTTTTAAGGTAAGCCTCAGCTTTTGGTGGTGGCATATTACCGACATCTACATTAAAGACTAGTCTTTCAGGTGCTCTAACTAAACGGTAAATAACAATTGCATCCTCAATTAATGATAACTGTCTATATGGACGTCTAGCATTTTCTAAAAACGGTATAACGAAGTTTTTTGTTTCATTGTATACACCAGAATTAACATACATAATCTGGTTTTGATCCATAGGAATAAATTCAATCTTTTCTACCTTATTAGGTTGATGAGGACTAAAAATAGGTTTTCTATATATATACCCCTTAACGAGCATATTTTGTATATTGTTATATACCGGGTCAATAATTTCAGCTGGGAGATTAATAACACCTAAAACACCATCTTCAACGTAACCGTCGTGAATTATCTGTTCAAAAAATACTTCACCCTCAACTAATAGCTGTCTAAAATATTGCCATCCTTTATTTTTAAGATCATAATACTCTACATATCTATGAAATTGTTTATCAACTTCTTCTTTTTGATCAATAGTAAGATCAATATCTTTAAAATGCAGATGTGTAATCCATCCGGATTCATCCGGGTTAATTGTTTCATCACAAATTTCATCTAAAGCATCTGCTACTTCAGAATACGCTGCCATTATACGATAATCTCTTAATCTACCTTGCTTATCATCTTGAATATTAGCGTACATTACATCGCCAAAAGAAGAGTCTTTAGCGAAGTCGCCTATAGGTATATTATTATAAGGATTTGAAGATGAAATAGAAGCCTTAGCAAGTGCTTCCGCTCTTCTCATACCCGCTTTTTTAAAAATTTTATATTTTGGATTTAGTTGATCATTTTCACCTCTACCGTCTGTTGCATATGGCAGTCGATTTTGAATATATTGAATTAAATTTCTACCAAATGTAGAAGCACGTCCATCGTTCGTGACATACGAACGATTTTGATTTGAGCTAGTTGATGATCCGGTTCCAGGCATCTTGTATATATTTATGCTAAGTGTATGATAGAGCTAGTGGCTTGGTATGAGGTTGCCCACCCAGCTTCATTTCCTGTTACTAAAGTAAAGTTTCCATGACCGCTTAAAGTGTTAGCTGGAAAATAAAAACTTACAATATTATCATTTGCTATAGTAAAATACGTATTTGTAAGCTTAAATCCGCTTATTGTGGGTACAGTTGTATCGCCCGACGTAATAGCTTCATAATTAGAAAAGAACCCATCAATACCATCTACATTATTAGTGTTTTCAGCACTTAAGTAAAAACTATTATTATAATCAAATCTTTTCCCGTAAAGTAAAAACCCGTTATTAACACTTGATAGAATAGGTACTTCATTTCTCATCTCAACAGCTTCACCCGTTGCAGTATAAAATATATTTGTAAATTCTGGTCGCCCTGATACAGTAACCATTTCAGAATAATTTGTGGGTACGGTATCATTATACCCGGATAAAGCACCATATCCTTGTTGTTCGTAGCTTAGATTATCTACAACCTCTGTTCTATCTAGAGGATTATATAATCGATTACGTAGATCAACTGCTACAAAATTACTATCTACTTTATAAATTGTACCCTGTGTATCTTTTTGTTCCGGGAAGAGCCAACCTTTAATTGTAAACGTAGTGTCTACAGTAATTCTAAATTTATCACTATAGGTTGTATCTGTTGGAGTATTATAATCGAGCTGCCCTGACCATAAAACTTCGCTTCTAATTTCTTGATCGTATTCAGTGCCGAAATCTTTTGGAACGGGCCAGGATAAAATTATATAGGGATTATTATAAGGCGCAAAGTTTGATACAATTTGATCGACATCTTCCATGTACCTAGCCAAGATTGACATATTTACTTCTAAATTAACCGGCACAGGCATTAAAAATTTAGAAACGCTTTTCGGTTCATCATCAAACGAAGAAGCAATATACGAAGGAGCTAGTTTATTAAATACTCTATCATTATCTCTTGTAATACTGGTTAAATTAACAGCTACAGCAGGTAGAGTAATATTCTGCGCCTTGTTAATAATATCATACATTACCCTGTGCTTTGGGGCAAACACATATCTAACCTCTATATTTGATTTTGCAGTTCTATCTTTATTCCATCGACTTATAACTACATCATCAAACGCTGCAATAAACTGCGTTAAAAGGTTTTTAATTTCAAAATGAAATGCTCTTTTTTTCATTCGTATATATATTTATTACATAAACCTGTTGATGAAATATTTTGGTAATTTATGTGTGTTGTTTACTACACTTTCGGCAATAGCTCCATCTAATATATATGTTTTACAATGATCCTTTTTTGATCTAACCCCTCTACCGCAAGACTGTATTAAAGAACATAACATTTTATTTGTATACCAATTAAAGTCGTCACTCATGAGCCTTTCTATTCTTTTATCTTTTGTAGGTAGATATGGCGCTTTGACAATAATTTGAAATCTAGCTAAATCATCTTTTAAATCTACACCATGTGACATTGACGGTGATATTAGTACGGTTGGTGCTTTTGTTGTTGAGTGTCGTTCTAATATTTCTTCATTACGTACCCCAGGCTCTCTAATTAAAAATCTGGAATCATTTAATCTATTAGATAAAAACGATGTAATTGTATTGTTATGCGTATGTATTATACCTTTCTCGTCTTTATGATGCATACAAATCTGTTTTATTTGTTCAACAACTTTTGGTAAATTACGTTTTAAATTATGGTAGTTTAATTTAAGTTTTGTATTACACATGATAGGTGAATTACTCGGGTCAAAAGTAGACTCTGCTTCCACATATTTAAATTTTTTAATACCTAAACTTTTGCAAAAATTTTCTGGATCAATAATAGTAGCAGACATTAATACAACTTTATCAGCGTATTTAAATAAATGATTAGAAAGATTATTAACTTTTAACGGCATAAAGGTAATACCATCGCGACTAGTTTCAAATAGATATTCACTTTCATTCCACGTTTCAATAATTAACGAAAGCTTAGAATGTAAATTACGTAGACTAACAATTTGCTTTCTAATCTCGACTAAAAATTTTTCGTTATTACTATTATTTGTATTAATAACATCGCGAAGATCTTCAATTCTATCGCTTAAATCTAGTAGTAAATTATTAATCCACTTTATTACATTTGTGTTATTTTTTGAATAAAATGGCCTTACTTCTACATCCATTCTATCTAACATTTCGAAATTTATTGTACAAGAAAATTCTTTTACTAGTTGATCCTCTAATTCTGCAGCTTCGTCGCAAATTAAATATTGTCTCTTTTTAACATGATTCGGTAAAGAAAAAAACATATTATAATTTAACGCTGCAAATTTACTTGTTAATGCATCTCTACGATCATTATGATATGGGCACTTATGCCTTCTTCTGTGATCTTCTAGTATGTTTTTAGGCATAATTAATGACTCCATCTCGACATCAATATTTGTGTCAATTGTACTCATATAATTACTTTTACCTTTTAATATTGTAGTACCTTCAAATAAATTTTCATATTGATCTTGTAGCGCTTTTGTAATAGTTAATGCGAATGCACCAGCATAGTCTTGCTCCTCGCACTCATCTTCATGAGTGTAATACCCGGTTTGATCAATTTTAAATGCAGTATACGATGTTACAAGATCTTTAAAATCTTGTGAAGGTTCATCTGAAGCATTAGCTAAAGTTTTAGATATAAAGCTCTTACCAGAGCCTGTAGGCGCGTTACACACTACAAATTTATATCCATCTTCAAAAGCTTGATCTATATTTTTTAATAACTTTACCTGAGAAGAATTTGGAGTATATCCTTTCGGGAAGTTTTCTAACAATGCGCCTACCACACCTAATTATACCATAGGCTCTTCAGAAGGCCATATATAGACCAGATTGTTATATAGCTTAGATTTTGATGAAGTATCTAAACACTTAACTTTATTAATTTGACCACTCGGTACAAAGGAACTTAAGTGATAATTTAGTACTGCTTCTGTTCCGTTTTGTTCAGTGTGTATTTTAAATGGGTATGGTATTTCGTAATTCTTAATTGACCCTTTATACTCTAAAGATAAATTTATATGATATTGTTTAATTTGAAATATTTTTAATCGGCCTCTCTTAAGAATTTTCTTATCGGTTCTTATGATAATATCTCTTAATAAAAAGGGCTTTAAATATTCTACAACATTTTCTAGACAAGCATTCATGAATTCATAAAATCAAATTTTTGTTTTGATGACATTGGATATATATTTTCATTAAAGTATATCCAAAAATCTTCGTTAGCAGGTATCTCCTGTATTAAATCACACTGGTACATATTTATATTTCTATAATCCTGCATTAAAATATCCCAAGCAACGGTTAAATCATCTGGTCCTAAGTAAGCTTTAGGTGGTCCCTTTGGGGCAAAGTAATTAAGAGATATTCTACCATTTACAGAGTTTAATAACCCTACAGCATTTGTACAGAGCATTCGTCTCGTAGGGGCTAGACCTGGTTTTTGTATCCTACGAGGAAATCTTACCTCACATACGTTAGTTTGTAAGAGTGGATCAAGAGTCGCTTTTTGGACTATCATCTTTCTTTTTACAAATTCCAAACATTCTTTCTTCGTTCAAGAATACCCCGGTTTTAACTTTACCTCTACCGGTAATAGATACACCGTTTATAGTAACTCCCATGTTGTTTGGAAAAACAACAACATCGCCTTCTTTTGCGTATTTAGCATCAGGTCCTGCTAAAATTACTTTGCCCTTTCTCCAGGCCTTATTAAGGGCGTTTGTTGGAATTAGAATTCCATTACGTTCTACTTCACCTTCTTGTGTTTCATCTACATATTCAATTAATAGAATATCATCAAAAATAAAACTCAACTCATAATCATCTATACCAAAATCACCTTTTTCTGGTTTAGATAAATCAATTAAGCTTTTTGTAGGTGCCAAATTATCAATACTTGCCATTGCCATACAGCTATTTACTAACATTATATTTTAAATCAATGATACATTAGCTATACTGAACATTTTGCTCTTTTTCTCGCTTATCTAACTTGTAGTTTTTTCTAAGCTTATTATTACAAATAATAGCTTCATTAAGTAAAGAAAATGTTTTTGCAAAATCATTAAATGCTGCTGTGTCTTTCGGAAAGCATGCACCGCCATATCCACGTTTATTATCAAATCCTGGTACTGTGGTATGAGAGTGTGTGATACGAGGATCAGATCCTAACGCACTAATAATTGTATTATAATTAGCTCCATGTTTTTTTGCTATATCGTACATTTGATTAAAGAATGTAACTTTGGTAGCCAAAAAAGTATTAATACCGTATTTAACAAATGATGCTTCAGCAGCTGACATATGAAAAACAGGACAAGGTCGACATATACTAAATTCGTTGTATATTTCTTCAAGCTCTTGCGTGTTATGACTAGCACCGCCTAAGACAAGCATAAACTGATTTACAAAATCTTCATTAGCATTTTTTTCAGTTAAAAATTCCGGATTATAAACAAAATCTTTAAACTTACTTGATAACCTATCTGTAATATCAGGTGTAACTGTTGATTTGAGAACAATTAATGCATTAGTAAAATCATTAACTTCTGTACAACACTGCTCTACTATTGATGCGTCAATACTACCATCGTTACTCATAGGCGTTGGTGCGCATATAAACACAACATCAGGATTAAACGACAATAAATCTTCACATGTAGTATTATAATTTGGATCTATTAACTTTTTTTTGACCCTATTACTAAACCCATAATCAACAGCTTTACCAACAAAGCCGTGACCTACGATTCCAACTTTAAGATCCATTTTTAACAATTAGTTTTAATCCAATCTTCAACAGCAATAGTAGGCTCCCACCCGAGTAATTTTTTTGCTGATGTAATATTAGCTAACGTTTCACGTGCTTCACCGTCTCTTGCAGGTAAAAATACATACTCCCCACCAATCATTTTTGCAATTTCTAAAACACTATTATTTGTGCCAGTTCCAATATTTATTACCTTTCCAACAGGCTCTTTATTATCAATATTAGCTGCAAGTATATTTGCATTAACAACATCTGTTACATTGACGAAGTCACGAGTTTGCAACCCGTCGCCGACAATAGTCATTTTTTCACCATTATGTTTTTGTCTGTTAAAAATACCGATAACCGGAGCATATTGACCTTGCATCGGCTGTCTATCACCGTAAACATTAAAATATCTAAAAACAACAGTCTCGAGACCAAATAAATCTGTATACATTTTACAAAGCTTTTCACCCGCTACTTTTGTTACA